GAGGCACCATAGGGTACAACCACATCTTCGGCAGGGATATAGATAGCGACCTGTCGGCCCAGATTCGGGTCAAAATAGACCTTCTTGAACGCACTACCAGCCAGTCCAAGGCTGTACAGGAGCCGCTCGTGCTCGGGTCTGTACTCCACCATGCGCTCGGTAAGTTCGTAGTTCATATCCGCTTTTACGCGGTTTGCCGCTTCTTCCTTGTCTTTATCCTCCACACCGATAATCTTGACCCGTACAGGGCCAGCGGCTGGGAACGTCTCGGACATTGTTTCGGCTTGAAAGCGAATAGCAGCTTCAGCGAGGACTGTAGAGTACACGCCACACGCGCCTTCCCACGGGTCAGTGCGCTCTTCGTACTTGAAGCCCAACACATCCAGACCCTTAACAAACGTATCAGCCCAATCTCTACGGCTGTCGATGTCGGCATCTACTAGCCCCACTAGGTCATCGGCTAACTCGTTAAGCTGTCCGTCATCTAAGAAGTCCGCGATATTAGCGTCAAACGACGTAATGTCCGATATGTTAGCGTCAGGAATAATGGTGATCTCTACGCTACCATCACTCATAGTGACCATCTCTGGATCTACAATCTCAATTTCCAGAGCAGACTCACCTTCCATCTCTAGCTCGTCATCAATACCTTCAGGTGCTGCGTATAAACCTTTCTCAATAGCCATAATCTAACCTTTAATAGAAGCCGCCCCGCCGCGACTTAAAGTATCTTTGTTCTTCAGGCTCATCTGTCGGTAGGCGTATAAAACCGCCCTGCCTGAAACGCATGAGTGCCATGACCGTGGAGTCAACTAAGTCATCATGGCTCATAAACGGAAATCCAGCAATCTCCTCAACTACCTCTTCCGCCCACCGTGTGGGAGGTACCCACACCAGACCAGACGCAACAATATCAGATACTGAGTTAAGACGTGCTAACTTATCACCTGATCCCCTGTGAGGCGTGTACTCTGATACCGGCAGGCCCATACGCCTCATCTCTTGGTACAGCGCCGTACCCGATGACTTCTTCTCCACGATGAACGCATCGGGTTCCCACTCACTATACTCCTCCAGCGCCAACTCTTTTAGCTCTGGGAACTCCAGCCGCTTCTTTATACTGTTCAGCAGAATGATGTGGTAGTTGTCGTACTCTTCGTTGAGAAACACACCCCACGTAGTCAACGCCGTAAAGTCGGCACGGTTGTGTTTCTCTGCCGCTGCGTCCAGTGACATGATTATGTACTCACAACTCGGAGGCCGTTCCTGCTCCCAGAGCTGCCACCACTCCCGCTTGACCAGCGCAGCCTCTTCCGCCGTGGGTGTCTGCTGATACTGCGCGTTCCACTGGAATGTAGGCATCGACGCCTTAGTTCTGAGCAGTGCCTCTAGGTCGAAGAACTCGGGCCACAGCGGTTTCTCCACTATGTTGTCTGTCTCCTCGTCCTCAATCTCCAGTATCGCAGGGAATTCGACGATCTCGTACTCATCCGCCCTGTCATTCTGCGCCATGTCGCGTGTCACACGTCCCGTCAGGTCATCCATATGCCATCGGGTCTGGATTATTGCCACACGACCCCCCGGCATCAGACGAGTTCGTGCACCGAAGGTAAACCACTCGTATGCCTTCTCAAAAACAGCAAAATTACCGTTAATTACGTCCTGTTCCGAGTGTGGGTCGTCCACCAACAGCAGATCTGCACCACGACCAGCCAGTGCAGAACCAATACCGCACGCATAATACTCACCACCGACGTTAGTATTCCATCTACCAGCCGATTTTGAGTCGCTGGCGAGCTGTACCGTGGAAAAAATGGACTGGTAGGCGTCTGTAGAGATCAAATTTCGCACTTTTCGGCCAAAATCCACTGCCAAATCAGTGGTATGCGACACCATCATCACCTTTTTGTTCGGATTTCGCCCCAAAAACCACGCTGGAAAGAAAATAGAGACAAGTTGGGACTTGCCGTGGCGTGGTGGGATGTTCACACAGATGCGATCCTTGTCCCCTGACTCAATCGCCATCAGCATATTCGCCAAAATCCGGTGGTGTTTGCCCACAATGAAGTCCGGCATCATCATCTGACAGAACTCTATGAGGTCATTGTAGGCAGCGGCGTTCGTTTTTCTTACGGCAAGCTCGTCCACGATGCGGTTGATCTCAACAACCTCCTCATCAGAGAACGCATCGAGGTTGTCCAGCATGTTCTGGACTTCTTCCTCAGTAAAATCGGGAACGGCCTCAACCATCGTAGGCTTCCTCGCCCCCTTCGTCTTCAGCCACCTCATCTACCGCCAAGCCAAGCTCTTCATCCAGATTCAGCACCTCGCCATCCAGCACGATGTCTTCGTAGTTGGCATCTTCTATCTCTGCTGGGATCACCGGCTCGACCAACTTCTCCAACTTACCTCGTAACTTGTTACGTAAATCATCTGTTGACTGGTGCGTAACAGTGACTTCTGTTTTCTCCGCGAAGAGTCCTACGTCTGAGATCTTACCTAGAAGTTCCAAAGCTCGAATCCGTATACGCGGGTCGTCGTTCTCTGACTCTAACAGCAGCTTATTAGTAACTAGGTACCGGATCTGGGTTGCGCTTTCTGCAACGGAGTGCCCGAACTCTTGGAGGATATTGTTCGTAAGTACAATAGATGCAGGGGTAAGTTTCGCCGCCTTCTTCGTAGTAACCTTTTTAGAAGTTTTTTCAGGATCGTCAGCGTAAGCCAAAGCCAACCTCGCAGCGGTGTCTTCATCTTCTACAGTAGGTTCCAAGTCTAAACCATGCTCGGACAGTTTCAGCGCCGTATTGCACGCCGCTTCCGCACGTTCCTTCAGATCGACATTAGGTACGTCGTCCGCAAGAGGTACACCGATTTCAGGTTCTACAAATAAGGTCATAGATTGTACGCAGACTATAAGTCGTTGGCGCGAATATACACCAAAAACCACCAGAGACAAACAGACTAAAAGTCCAAAAAGTCCAAAACGCTATGTATGTGATTTTGTGGACACCTCCACGTAAATACTTCTGTATAACCAAATTTTCTACAAGTATTTACCTGCCGGGTACACCGGGGGGTCTGAAAACCCGAATAACCGAATAACCCAATATAATCAATAAGTTACGTGGCACGTACGGGGGTACCCGAAACCCGGTATTTCAGTCCCTTGACAAACAAAAAATTTTTTGCTGGGACTTTTATTTTTGGGGTGGGGGGTTTCCTGTGTGGAGATTAGTAGGGAACGGCCTCAAAAAACGGGGCAAATTGCTAGGAATACAGATTGTTTGCGCGAATTAGTAATACATGCGCCGTGCGTAGCTGCTAGCAGTGCGCGGGGGGTCGGGGGGCGGTGGGGTCTGATTTGCCGGTTTTGTGTATGATTTATACACAAAAAACCACTATTTACCGCCATATACCACGGGTTACTTGTGTGTAACACGTCATGGTGTTATAATTTGGGGTGTCGGCGGGGTGATCCACCGGCATTAACTTAAACAAAATGGAGTAAGGCAACATGCCAAACTTAATCGAAACAGCCACTAACTACTTCAACGCTGAAGAGAATGCCCGCGTAATTGCGGCGCGAATGGTCGGACTAAAGCGCAGTGCGGACGGATCGCGCTTCGTAAAGGACGGAAAACCATCGGTCACAATCGCGGATACCTACGAAACGAAGGGCGATCCTGAAGTGTACGCGCAATTGCGAACGGGGTTTATCGCATCGCGTAGTAACGACTTTGGGCGTCAGTTTGCGGGGTTTACCTTGGCCGAGATCAAGGGCATGGATCGCGATGCGGTAAAGGCACACAAGCTAAAACTGTGTGCTGGCAACAAAAAACCCGTTACCAAAGCGCAAGCGGCGAAGGTTGAGAAATTCAAGGCAGCACAGGGTAAGGCACACAATAAGGTTTCCTCTGGTATGGCGAACCTTCGCGGTACACTGACCAGCTTGTTAGCGCCATTCGAGACCAAGACGGTAGCACCGAACAAAGCGCCAAAGGCCAAGACTGCTAAAGGTAAGGATACCCAAACCGGCGGCGTCTCAACCGACACGCACATTGAATCCGGCCCGTTACCTGAAGTTAAGACTTCGCCGGTACCGCGCTCGATTCAGCACCCCGTGTTGATTGAACTGGTTAACAAGCTGGCAGCATTCGATGTCGGCCAACAGGGAGTGATTGCGGAGAGCCAAGCAGTGCAAAACTTGCTAGAGGGATTGACGCACACGATGAATGTAAACCGCATCCGAGCGAATCGCGAAGCCAAGTAACCCACCCACCAACCCAGAGAGATCCCCGCTTCGGCGGGGATTTTTTTTGTCTCGAATTCTTCGATACCAGTTCCTAGATTCGAGGTGCGCCAAACGCATTGTGCAGTGCGCCCCCGATACCAGTTCCTAGATTAGATGTGCGG